CTCAGTATGTCTACTGTTTTCAAAATCAAATACGCTTTTTCACGTACTTCACCTTCTAGCAGAGTAGATTTCCTAATCTCTGCTAAACAATCTTCTTCTATCTTCCCTAGCATTTCGTTAAGTAGTTCGTCCTCTAGGAGTCGCTTTGCTTGATCGCCACGCTGAAGGTTTATTTCTAGATCATCCATTTACATCATTTGTTGTTGTTGGACCGCTTGCTGATAAGCCTCTAACTGTTGTCTTTGTTGTTCGTTTTCTTGTCTCAAGGCTTCCCTGTCTTTATTCAAAGCGTTGTCCATCTCTTGACTTTGAATTTGTGTATTGTATTTCAATTCTAAATCATACTTTCGTAGTAATCCGTCTTGTTCAATACGATCACGTTCTCTGTCATCAAGTCGAATCATTTTTTCACGCTCTAATTCCAACTCTGCAGCTTTCTTTTGAATATCTGCTTGGATACTTTGAGCCTGTACTTGAGCCAACATTTCTTCTGGAGAGAGTTTGGGTTCTTTCTGAGGCATTTGGAAGTCTGCAGGCAATTTAGTAAAGTAATTTTGTGTATCTTTAATTCCTGCCAACTCCAGCATTTTGGATAAAGTATTGGTGTACTGAGGCAAAGTAACGACTGGGTTATCAGCACCGCCAGTTTGGATGATTTGTTCTTGTTTGGCTGCAACCATTTGAAGAAGATTAATTCTGTCTTCAATCGTTCCTTCACCCACACTCACGTTAACAACCATATCCATGCCGACATTCCATGAACGTGGGTCTACTTCTACGAATTTATTACGCAAACGAACCATTTTTGGTCTGTCTTGGTTCTCAATAGCAAGTTTAAGCATACCTCTGAAAAGACGTTTTAAGCCTGTCTCAGCAAAGATACGAGCAATCATCTCAATGTGTTGATGTGCTGCGTTTACAGTGGCTGAAACAGCCGCCTTAGTTGTTGATTGCAGGGCATCTGCATCCATTCCACTTGCAGCCTTACTTATTCCTGTTCTGTTTTGTTTAACATCGTCCAAATATTCCAGCATTGGGAATGCAGCTTGACCAACAAAAGGAATATTAAAAGGCTGAACCATACCAGCCGATCTCATACGGATAATTGCTCCAACTTCGGTGTTGAGCACGTCATCCATGTTGACTTGTCCCTCAACAATCGCAGTTCTTGGGTGGATTGACTGAGCCAATGAGTCAAGCATTCCACGTTGAACAGCAGATTTAATCTTTTGGATATCCATGACCACATCTGCAGGGCATAAACCAAAGAATGTGTGGGGTTCTGGATCAGGACAAAAATCAGCAAATTGACGCTCATCAACAATGTGATTCTTTAAGACTTTATGTGAGTTTCCAACCGAACAAATGCGTCTGAGTTCAGCAATTCCATCTCCATCGTAGTCAACCTTAATGTATGACTCTATGTACAAGACGTTTTGTGTTGCAGGGTCTGTATTATCTGCTCCACGAATAATTGCAAGCGGATTTCTTGCTAAATATTCTTGATTATTATCAAACTCGTTGGAACTTCCAGATAAATCGGACACTTCATCAAATTCGTATCCCATAGCAACCAACTCAGATACAGTTTTCATTGATCTATGTGCTACAAAAGTAGCGTCATCAATGCTTTTTGCACGTCTGTCGATTAAGAATTCTTCTGGAGGTAGTGCTTCTACTTTGACACGACCTTTTTTTATTCTTCTCTTAATTTCCACGTCATAAATCATGATTGGTGGAGGCATTTGATCAGGAGGAATTGTTGGATCAACAGGAATTGAAAGCGGATATTCTCTAACCGCACTGATCTCAACGTCTGGGTCTTGGGTAAGCATGAGCATGGAATTCTCATCGAGCATAGAGAAAGACTCTGCTCGTACTTCTACGCTCTCATCCCACCAATACTTAACGAATCCTGCTTTTCTAACTAGTGCATCTTTAAATACGGAATGTAGGATTTTAAATCCATCATTCTCACGTTTAAACACGTAATCAATGAAGTCTGTTGCTTGTTGTGCTTGATCGACATCTTCTGGTCCTTCGGGAGCAAACTCCACGACTTTCTCAGGTCCAAAGAATATTCTCATGAGACTGGGTAGCATACCCTGTACAGTATCTCTGACATCCATTGATACGACTTGGGAGCGTCCATCTTCTTCGTCACCAAAGGGTGATCCATAGTAGTATTCTGTGGCTTGAGCACGAACAGGACCAATATCTGTGTCTATGTAAGAGATAGCGTCTGTGATTTCTCCAGATACTATTCCTTGGAGTTCGTCATCAGTCATTGCTTCTTCGTCTTGCTCACGCTGAACTTGTTCGCCCATCAGCATAGGATCAAAGTTTTCCATATTTACCTTATTCTTGGGTAGGGAAGTGGTTGTTGTGTTTGGTTAAGTATTGCTTGTATGCCACCGCTTGTATCTGGAGTGGAGTATCTGCTTACATAGGGTTGTGCAGACATGTAAGGATTAGACATAACGCTCATGTCTTTTTCTTTTTCTTTAGGTTGTAAGTCAATTAAAGAATCAACCTGTTGTTGCCATGTAGCATTAGGATTAGTGAATGCGTCATAGGCTTTGCCATAATTTCCAAGACCTGTCATATCCATCATTTTATTTTGAGCAAAGTCACCAACTTGAGACATCATGCTAGGTTTGCCCATTTCAGCAATGTTAGGAAAATTTCCCATAACTTTGCTTGGATCAATGGTATTTAATGCTTGTGTTCCTTCAAGATTACCAAACAACCCTTCTGGCTTTGGCATAAATGATTCCATTGCTGCTCCATCACCCAATAAAGATAGTAACCAATCCATATCAGTCCTCTTCGTATTCTGATTTAGCCATCATGAGCATGTTTTTTTGCTTCATGGTCATTTTTTGGGTGATTGGACCACCAGAGAGCCAAGCCGAACAGGTTCTATTTCCTGCACATTTAAAGTCAAACAATTCACAGTATCCAAGATTGGCTGATTCAATCACGTCTGAAGCGTAAGAATCTTTCTCTTGTTCTGGATCGATTCCTTTTTCAATGCAATCCATCATTTCAGGAGTTTGGATGAAAGCAGAGCAGTTACCGCATCGCATTTCTTTAGCCATCTCTACTTCTGTTTGCCATTCATCTGCTTTATCAGCCCAGAATTCTTCGTTTTCTTCAAGGGGTGCAGCAGGACCATACCCCACGTTCTTAAAAGCCCAGTCTCTAGCCTTTAGATTGGCTTTAACGTCATATGTTGCGATAGGACACTTCATATATTTACCATTTCACTTTGTTAGCCCAGTAGGCTGCAGACATTTTACCTTTGGCTATATTTTGGGCATGACGTGCTTTGAAGGCTTCGTTTCTTTTTGTTCCATCGGGAGAGCCTGATACACCTTGTTGACCAAAACGGATTAACTTTACATCTTCTCCAGATTTAGCCAATACGGCATGACTTTTAGTGGGGTGATTAGGAGTTTTCTTAGGTTTATTAAACCCAGAGAATTGCTCAGAACCACGTTTAATCATTTCTTTTTAGCAGTCTTGGCTGCTTGTTTAAAGTCTTTAGCGGTAGGAGCACCTTTAGAGCCAACAGGGCGCATTTTTTCTTTTGACCCTGCTTTTATCCTAGCCTGTTTGGCATTTATATTTGAATAAAGTCCTTGTTTCATTTTTTCTTCATCCGTTTGGCTTCGCTTAATGCAATAGCAATGGCTTGTTTTGGACTCTTAACTACTTTGCCACCAGAGTGAAGTTTGCCCTCTTTATATTCACCCATTACTTTACCGATTTTCTTTTGCGATTTGGTCATTTTCATAATATTTCCTTAAACGATCCCACGGATAAGTCTTTTGATCGGTTGTTTCCAACTCATACCACCTGATTGAATTGTAGTCGCATCGCTTGCAAATGTCAGAACTAGAGCGTCAGCCATGTCTGGGGACTTCAAGCCACGTCTTCTTATATCGTCTTTGCTTTCGACTTTTATTTTGCCACTTGAGGTGAAAGTGTATCTGACGGTTGCCAGTTCAGCAACGAGGTCTTCGTTATTAGGAATTTTACAGTCTCTTTTTTCAAGCCATGCTTTAGTTTTGTACCAAAGTTCTGCTCTCAAGTTTAAATATGTCTGTCCCATACTTGGACTTTCTGAGACATTAATCCCACGTACAGGCAGTCCTAATTCGTTTAGACGGTCAACGACACCAGCCCCTAATCCAATTGAGTCAACAAGGATTTCTCTGGGTTTTTGTTTATGGTCGCAGGCTTCGAAGTTTGCAAC